CTAATACTTTAGTCTTTACGGATAACACTCAAGGTTGGTTACTGAAGAGTAATTAATAGGAGTTGGAGTGTCAACTTATAGAGAAATTATAGGAAAGAAAATTAAAAAAGTATCATCTGATCCTTCGTCAGGAACTGACGGAGAAATGTGGTATAATTCAACTACTGGAACTTTAAGAGGACCTAAGCTTGCAGAAGCATGGGCAAGTAGTGCATCTTTAACTACAGCAAGAGCAGACTTAGCAGGAGCAGGAACTCAAACTGCTGCTTTAGCTATGGCAGGAGTAGATAGACCTTCAACACCTAAAGATGTTTCTGAAGAATATAATGGAAGTGGTTGGGCCGCGGGTGGAAATACACCAGGAGCAAAATCTCAATGTGCAGGATGTGGAAGTCAAACTGCAGCAATAGTTTTTGGTGGTGCTTCTCAATCAGCTACAACTTTTAAATATAACGGAAGTGCTTTTAGTGCGGGAAATTCTATGAATACTGGACGTTCTATTTTAGCTGGCTTTGGAACTTCAACAGCAGGAGTAGGAGCTGGTGGTTATACAACAACAAATTCTAACGCTGTTGAAGAATTTGATGGAACTTCATGGACAGCAGGAAATGCATTAACTACAGCTAGAAGATCAATTGGTGGAACAGGGCCAACACAAGCAGGAGGAATGGTTTTTGGTGGTCAAACTACAGCTAAAGTTGGAAACACAGAAGTATACGATGGAACAAACTGGACAGCTGGTGGAACTATGAATACTGCTAGAGAAGGTTTAACAGGTTCAGGAAGTAATACCGCTGGTTTATGTTTTGGTGGTTACACAACAACAAATCTAGCTAACGCTGAATCTTACGATGGAACTTCTTGGAGTGAAGGTCCAGATTTAGCAACAGCAAGAAGATTTATGGGAGGAACTGTTGGAGGCACAGCACCTGCTGCTTTAGCTTTTGGAGGCTTTGCTTCAGATGATTCAGCTTTAACAGAAGAATTTAATTCAGTAACAAGCGTAATTACAACCGCAGCATTTTCAGCAGGAACTAACTTTCCAACATCTTCATCAGCAGTAGCTGGTGCAGGACCAAGAGACGCTGCTTTAGGAATTGGTGGTTATCCAGAAGGTTCACCGCCAACAGGAAAAAGTTTTGAATATAATGGAGTAGCTTGGTCAGCGGAAGCAACTTTAAACCCTAATACTGGAACTGCAGGTGTTAACTCTGCAGCTGGATCACAAACAGCTTGTATTAATTCTCAAAGCAATCCAGGACCACCTTATCCATATGATGCAGCAGGTGAATATGATGGATCAAGTTGGTCAAATGCAAATGATAGACCTACTGCTAATTATTCTGATGCAAGTGCTGGAACTCAAACTGCTGGATTATTTTTTGGTGGAGCTGCTTCTCCATCTTCATTATCTAATGCAACTCTTTCTTACGATGGAACTAATTGGACTGTAGAAGAAAGTATGAGCACAACAAGATCAATAGCATGTGGAAGTGGAAGTTCTACAGCGGCTCTTGCGGGAGGTGGTTTATCAGTGCCTTCACCAGCTACTAATACATCTAATTCTGAAGAATATGGAGGAGAGTCTTGGACATCTGGAGGAACTATGCTTGCTGCATTAAGAGAACATAGAGCAGGCGGTACTCAAACAGATACTTTAGAATTTGGTGGAAGAATACAAGGGGCTCCACCTTCAACTTTTAGACTTAATTCTTCAACATATGATGGTACTACATGGTCAACATCAGCAAATTTAGCGACAGCAAGAGGTTTATCTGGATCAGGTAATGGTCCGGTTGGATCTATATGGGGAGCTGCAGGATATTATCCAGGAAGTTCTCCTAACAGAACAAATACAACAGAACATTTTAATGTAGCAACAGAAACAGCTAATATAAAAGATTTTACAACGAGTTAATTATGAGCACATATAGAGAAATACACGGTAAAGCAATTAAGTCAGTTAGCACTGATCCATCAGCAACAACTGACGAAGGACAAATTTGGTACAACACAACTAGCGAAAGTTTTAAAAGTATTATTAATTTAGAAGCATGGTCAAGTTCTGCAGGTCTTATTTATGCGCAAGGAGAAGGTGGAGGTGGAGCAGGTACTCAAACTGCCGCTTTAATTGCAGGAGGATCTCTTCCTGAAGTAGCTACTTCGGGAGAATATGATGGATCTGGTTGGACTGCTGGCGGTAATATGAATACGGCTGGTGCTTTTCGAGGATTAGGTGGAACACAAACAGCGGGATTTTGTTTTGGTAATCAAGTAGCCTCTCCAGATTATCCAACTGGAGTTTCAGAGACATATAATGGAACTGCTTGGACTTCAATTTCAACTATTCCTCAAGTTCATTCTCAATCTGCATCCTTTGGATCAACAACTGCGGGAGTATGTGCTGCAGGAAGAACTGATAACGGCGATAATGCAACAACAGTTACTAACGAATGGGATGATTCATCTTGGACAACAGGAGGAGCTTATCCCGCTTCAATAAGATTAATGGCAGTTACAGGAACCGCCCCAGCACCAACAGGACTTGCCTTTGGTGGACAAGGTGGAGGATCTCCTTCACCTGGATATGTTACAACTAATAGCTCTTATGATGGTTCAACATGGACAGCTCAAACAGCCATACCAACAGCTACAAGTAATAATAGCGGAGCGGCAGGAACTTCGGCTTCTGCTTTAATGATTGGCGGATCTGCTCCTAGTGTTACTGCAAACTGTTTTAAATATGATGGCACTTCTTGGACAGCTACTCCTAGTTTAGGAACTGCAAGAAGAAGTTCTTTTGGACTGGGTTCAACAACCGCTGCTTTATGTGCTGGAGGTTCTTCAGCTCCCGGTGCTGATTTATCGGTAACAGAAGAATTTAACAGTTCAGTAAACGTAATCACAGCCGCAGCATGGGCAACTGGTGGAAGTGTTTCTACAGTAAGAACAAATGTTGGAAGTACTTCTAATGGAACACAAAATGCAGCACTGGTATGGGGTGGTAGAACAGGTCCACCACCATCAGGACCTTACACAAGTAATAAATGTGATGAATATAATGGAACAAGTTTTACAGCTACACCAAATTTAAATCTTGCAGCAAGAACAAGAGAAGGCGGCGGAACGACTACAGCTGGTTGGTGTGCGGGAGGAGAAACACCTTACGTTCAAAATGGATGTGAAGAATATAATGGTTCATCTTGGACAAGCGTTACTGCAGCTCCTTTAGTTTTTCAAGGCGCAGGAACAGGTGTTCAAACTGCAGGACTTATTGCAGGTTTAGTATCAGCATCACCTCCAACAGGAAGTAGCACTTATCCAGGAATATCTTTAGAGTACGATGGAACAAATTGGGCAACAGGTGGAAGCCCATCAGCAGATAGAAATAGAGGTGGATGTTCTGGAACTCAAACGGCAGGTACTTTAATTTCAGGTTATAACCCACCAGCACCTCCAAGTCCAGGCACTAGAGTTACAACGATTGAAGAATATAATGGTTCATCTTGGACTTCAGGTGGAAGTGTAGTAACAGCAAATGCTGAAATAAACGCTGGAGCTAGAGGTCCGCAAACTGCAACATTAATAACAGGTGGATTTCAAAATCCTAGTCCTGGAGCAGGAAGCACGCAATGTTCAATTTATGATGGAACTACTACTGCAACAACAGCAAGCATGGGAACAGGACGAAGAGGACATGGGTCTGATGGTGGACAAACATCAGGAATAGCTATGACAGGTCAATCGGGTGCACCACCAGTTAATAGTCCAAGTAATTATACGGGTAATGCTGAGGAATTAACAGCAGAAACAACAGCTATAAATGTTAAAACACTTACACAAAGTTAAAAATTATGTTATATAAAATTAAAAAGGAGGAAACACTATGGCACACTTTATATATGGAGTAGCTACTAACACTGGAAAAGGATTTTTTACTGCAGAAGATAGAAGAAAATTCTTTCTTAGAGGTTATCCCGCAGACGTCTGGATGATTGGAAACAATGTCGATGGCGCTATGTGGTTAGCTGAAAAGAACGGTGTTGAAAAAACTAAGTCAGAAGCACAAGCTTTAATTGACGCTGACGTTGCAGCAAATCAAGCTGCATGGGACGCTCAAACTGACGAAGAAAAAGCTGATCCAATGCATCCAAGACCAACTGATATAACGCTTCCATAAGTAGTTTTTAAATGGCAACGTACGACGAAATATATGGTAAACGAGTTGAGGTATTTGACTCTGACCCCACGCTAAATTCTAGTTATGAGGGACAGGTTTGGTATGACTCGGCTAATGGTGTACTTAAAACTGTTGTAAGTTTTGCTGCTTGGTCAAGTAGTACTCCTACATCAAATACTTATGATCAAAACGGTGGTTGTGGGACTCAAACTGCAGCTTTGACTGGAGCAGGAAGCAATAAAACCAGTATGGAAGAATACAATGGAATTGGTTGGACTGCTGGAGGAGCTGTACCAGCAGCACAAGAATTACAATCACAATTAGCAGGGACACAAACCGCAGCAATTATGAAATCCGGTTTACACCAGAATCCAGATAGATATAATACTGAAGCTTATACTTATAATGGAACATCATGGTCAAGTATTCCAGCAGCCCCAGGTAATAGAGTAAGAGGCGCTGCAGCAGGAACAACGACTGCTTTTTTATGTGCAGGTGGCGCAAGTGGTCCGCCTACATTTACAAATAGATTATCTACTTCAGTAGAATACAATGGATCAAGTTGGACTGCAGGTGGCGCACTGTCTACTGCAAGAGCGTATCTTGCTGGTCTAGGAATTGAATCTGCAGCCATAATGGCTGGAGGCGCTGTTCCACCATCTTATTCAGGTACAAATGTAACAGAACAATATGATGGAAGTTCTTTTTCTAGTCTTCCAAATTTAAACACAGCTAGACATGGTTTGTCTGGGGCTGGAACAACAACTGCTAATGTAGTATTTGGAGGAGGAGCTGGTCCGCCTTTTGAAAATAAAACAGAATCATATGATGGATCATCATGGACTGTTCAACCTACAATGGGTACAGGTAGAACTTATCTTGGAGGAGCAGGAGCTACTTCTACTGCTGCGGTAGCTATGGCTGGAACTACTGGTTCTGCTACTTCTTTAGTAGAAGAATATAATATTTCAATTAATACAATTACACCTGGAGCATGGGCAAGTGGTGGAGCTTTACCAGCTGCATCAATGAGAAGTGCGGCTGGAGCAGGAACACAAACAGCAGGTTTAATAGCAGGTGGTTATACAACCACTGCAACATCTGAAGCTTATTTATATGATGGTAGCACGTGGACAGCTACAGGAGATTTACCAGCAGCAAGAGAAGGGGCTGCAGGATGTGGGACACAAACAGCAGGTTTTTCAATAGGTGGTAAAAACCCACCTTCAACTGCAAAAGCAGAAACTTATACTTTTGGTGGTTCTTCTTGGACTGCTGCTCCAAGTTTACCAACAGCAACTGGAGGACTGGCTGCTTTTGGAACTACTTCAGCTACAGCTGCAGCAGGTGGATCTACATCATTTGGACCAGCAAACGCTGTTAATGCTTCTTATGAATATAATGGTTCTTCTTGGACAGCAGGAGAAAACATAAACACAGCTCGAAATAATTTAACTGGCTTTGGTACGCAAACTGCAGGAGCAATTAATAATGGATATATACCTGGAGGTAGCGGATATTCAGCTGCAACAGAAGAATATGATGGAACTGATTGGACAACTGGTAATGCTATGATTGTAGCTAGTTCTGGTTGCAGAGCATCGGGAGCTTCACAGACAGATGCTATTTTATTTAGTGGTAGATCTGCTGCAAACAATGGTGAACAAAGAACTTTTGGATATGATGGAACTACATGGTCATCAAGACCAAGTTTAGCAAACAACCACTATCAACAAGGGGGTGCAGGAACATCTTCAACAACTACATTTTTAGCAGGAGGTGGACCAAAAGGATCTGGAACGCCGGATAACGTTACTAACACAGAACAGTTTACACCTGAAACAATAGCAATAACATCTAAAACATTGACAACTGGCTAAAAATAGTTATATTAGAAAGTATATATGAAAGGAGTAATATGACAGAAAAACGTAACATACATGCATTAATAGAAAAAGAAGCGCCTAGCTTAAATAACTTATTAGATCCAGAGGATGTAAAAGAGTTTAAAGCTATGACAACCGAGCTTAGAGATACTTGGACCAAGAAACAAGTATTTAGAACAGAGACAGAAATGAGAATGTCTGTTCTTCAAGATATGAAATATCCTACAAAGGCTGCAAAATATTGGCAGTGTGTTAGAGAACAAAACGTATTTTTAGAAAACTTAATGAGTTTATCATTTGATTGCAGACGTCATGAAGCTAAAGTTAAATGGTTAGCAGCAAAAATTGCATCAATTAAAAATGAGTTAGAAGAATCTGATGGAGCTCCAATGGATTCTCCTGATGAAGAAATGTTTGATTGGAGAACTAAAAAAGAATATCAATTAGAAAAACATCAAATAGATTTAGATGAAGCTAGGTATGGTTTAGCTAACATGCAACTTGTTGCAAAAGACAGGATGAGAGAAATTAAACTTTGGTCTACATTAAAAAAAGAATTTAACGATGGTACGTTTGATACTAAAGATGTTAACAGACACCAACTAGATTCTTATCATTTAGTAATGAAAAATAAAGCAGAGACATTAACATCAGGATCTAGTCAACCTGAAGTGTTTAATGTGTTAGGTCAATTAAAAAGTATAGAAAGGGTTAAAAAATCAGGAGAAATGATTTACAATAAGAAAGAACAGTTGGCTCATGATCTCGGAGCAAAAGAAAAATAAACAATTATTTTTTTTAGTTGCAATGCCAAGGTCAGGAAATACTGTCTTTGCTTCTTTAATTAATCAAAATCCTGAGATAGTTTGCACAGCTAACTCTATTACATTAGATATAATGAAAGAATTGCATCATTTAAAAATGACAGATATGTTTAGAAACTTTCCAGACTACCGGTCTTTAGATAATGTATTAGATGTAGTTTACGATAATTATTATAAAGATTGGCCACAAAGAATAATTGTAGATAGAGGGCCTGTTATGACACCTGGTAATTTTGAAGTTATGCAAAAACATTTTAAAAAACCGTTTAAGTGTATAGTATTATTAAGAGATCTTTTGGATGTATTAGCTAGTTATATGAAATGGTATACAGAAAATTCTGATGCATTTCCTAACAAATTTAATTTAAAAAATGATGAAAAAAAATTAAGCTGGCTTATGCATAAAAGTGGTGCGATTGCTAAAGAATTAGAAGCAATTAAAAATTCTTTTAATTATCCTAAAATATGTCATTTTGTAAAGTTTAATGATCTTATGAAAAACCCTAGAGAGGAATTACAAAAAATATATAGTTTTATAGAAGAGCCTTATTACCCACATTATTTTGAAAATTTGAAAGACATCAACATTAATGGTATAGAATATGACGACACAGTTGTAGGAAAAAATATGCATAAATTACATACAGGAAAAATTGAAAAAATATATAACCCTTACGTAGAAAAAATACCCCAAAGAATAAAAGATAAATATGGACACATTAGATTTTAAAATTACTTTTTTAGGTCAATCCGTTTTGCGATACAGGGTTCCGTTAGATGTATATAATATACTTAATAGTATCTATGAATCTAAATATCCACAACTACCTAAAGCAAATCCACAATTAATTGGTAAGATAGAAAAAGAAAACTCATTATTTTTTGATGGTCCACCTAATAAAAAAATGCATTCACATAATTATTTACCAGACAATGTTACGCAATGGTTTACAAAAATTTTTAAACATTATTTAGATTGGAATAGTGTAAAACAATATGAAATGCATTTAAATTCTGTATGGGTTAATCAAATGTTTGAACATGAATATAATCCAGTGCATATTCATCAAGGAACATTGTTTACAGGATTGTCTTCTGTAATGATTTTAAAATTACCAGAAAATTTTGGTGTAGAATATTCGTCAGCTGACCAACCACAAAATGGTAGATTACAAATATTAGGTTCATCATCTGGTCAATTTTCAAATGTAGATTATCAACCTGATTTTAAAGAAAGAGATTTTTATGTTTTTCCATATGACATGAGACATTGTGTATACCCTTTTAATGGACCTGGAATGAGACGAACACTTGCAGCTAATATGGATGTGCATTATGATCCAGTTAAAAATAGAGGAGCACATTAATGTACGAAAATATACATGTATTGGAACCTAAATGGAAGAGTTGGATTATACAAACAACGACGCCTTTGTTTACACCAGATCAATGTCGACAAATTATTGAAGCCGGCAGAAAACAAAAACCACAAACAGCTCAAGTTGGTATGAACAAACCTGGTGGTGGCACAGATACTAAGAAAAGAGTTACAACAATCAGTTGGATACCATTTAAAGAAATGGGACACATGTATGTAGACCTTAATAATTTTATACAAAAAGCAAATGAAAATCATTTTGGTTTTGGTGACATAAGAATTACAGAAAATGCACAGTTTACAGAATATCCTGAAGGAGGATTCTATGACTGGCATATGGATTGTGATGTGAACATGGCTCATGAACCACCGGTTAGAAAAATATCAATGACGTTATTGTTAAACGATCCCTCAGAGTTTGAAGGTGGACATTTAGAGTTAATGGCACCTGGTAAGTTTGCAGAACTTAAACAAGGTCATGCTATTTGTTTTGCTTCTTTTTTAAACCATAGAGTGCAACCAGTAATTAAAGGTGTTAGACAATCTCTTGTTGTTTGGTTTGGAGGTAAACCATTTAGATGATTAAAGAAGGATTTTTTCCAACAATTATATACGCAGAAGATTTTAAATTAGATACTAATAAAATAGCACAAGATATTATACAGTGGTCTAGACAAGATTCCGGTGTTACAAAAACAAATGTTAATGGTTGGCATAGTGAAACTAACATGCATGAAAAATCTGAATATAAACCTTTAGTAAATGAATTATTTAGAATGGCACATCAAATATTTGAGGAAGAATGGTTAGAGAGAGAACCTTTTTTAGGAAATATGTGGGCCAACATAAATCCATTTGGTGGTTATAATAAACCACATGTACATCCTAATGCATTATTTAGCGGAGTATATTATGTTAAAACTCCTCCTAATTGTGGGCGTTTAATAGGTCAAGACCCACGTCCAGGTATTCAAACTTGTATGCCCACTAGAAAAAAAGGTCAGCCTCCTAAACATTTATGGAGAGATGTGCACCTACAACCCCAAGAAAATAGAGCTATAATATTTCCAGCGTGGCTATGGCATTCTGTTGAACCTAATCAATCTAATGAAAACAGGATATCTGTTAGTTTTAATTTTATACAAAGGGGTTTTGAATAATGGCTTTTAATAAATATCAAGTAATTAAAAAAGCAATTAGTTACGAGTTAGCTAATTTTATATTTAACTATTTTTTACTTAAACGTGATGCAGTTAAATGGATGTATGAAAATAATATTACGTACGACACAGGCATGTTAGGCACTTGGACGGACAGGCAAGTGATGAACACTTATTCTCATTATGCGGATCCTGTGATGGAGACCCTTTTAGTGAAAGTATTACCAGTAATGCAGCAAGAAACAGGCCTAAATTTAATTCCAACTTATTCATACGCTAGGTTATACAAGCATGGAGACGAATTAAGAAGACATAAAGATAGGATGAGCTGTGAGATATCTACTACTATTAATTTAGGAGGTGATCCATGGCCTATATTTATTGATGGCACTGGTGCAGATACAGTGATAGATGAAGAGAAAAAAATACATAAACCTAACGCTCCTGAAGGCACTAAAGTCTTACTTGAAGTCGGCGATATGCTGGTATATAGTGGATGCGAATTAGAGCATTGGAGAGAACCATTTGAAGGTAATACTTGCGGACAGGTATTTCTTCATTATAACCATGTAAATGGTCCTTTTGCTGAAAAGAACAGGTTCGACAAAAGGCCGATGTTAGGTATTCCACCAATAAGGAATACATAATATGGAGTTATATGTTACAAAAATTAGGTTTTTTACCAGGATTCAACAAACAGGTTACAGAAACCGGAGCTGAAGGCCAATGGTTTGATGGTGACAATGTTAGATTTAGATACGGTACCCCAGAAAAAATAGGTGGTTGGACTCAGTTAGGTGATGATAAATTAACTGGTGCAGCTAGAGCTATTCATCATTGGGATGATAACGCTGGTATTAAATACGCTGCCATAGGAACTAATAGAATTTTATATGTTTATTCAGGAGGAGTGTATTATGACATTCATCCTATTAGAACTACTTTAACAGGTGCAAAATTTACAAGTACCTCATCATCAACAACAGTTACAGTTACGTGCACTGGTAGTCATGGTTTAGCTGAGAATGACATTGTTATGTTTGACAGTGTAACAGGAGTGCCTGCTGGATCAACTTACAGTAACGCTACTTTTGAAGATCAAAAGTTTATGGTAACTGCTATTCCTACTACAACTACTTTTGAAATTACAATGGCTACTCAAGAATCAGGGACTCCATTAACTACAAGTGATG